GCGAAAGGAATGACCGAGCGGGAAATGCTCGCCAACCTCAGAAACCGCGTCTCCAAAAAAATAGACGTTCTGGCATGAAATTAATTCTAGAATTTGACGACTCCGAACGATACGAGCATGAGGTTGCGTGCAAAGCACTTGATATTTTAATTCTGCTCGACGCGCTCGACTCCGAGCTTCGTTCTGCGCTCAAGCATCAGTGCGGAGAATTTGCAAATCTGGACGTCGAATCGATGGAATCCATACGCTCATGGATATGGGCGGAGCGCAATTCTAGGAATATTCCAGAACTAAAATAAGCCAGCAGAGCCGCCCCAGCATTGGTTGTGCTCATTTGTAAAGCTTTTTCCCCAGAATTATTTTCGCACTTCGCGAATTTTTTTCTTTTAATCCGAACAGGGATTTAGGATTGTTTGCACATCGAACGAGGGAATGACTCCCAGCGATGAAAACCAAAAACATGAAAAACACAGAAAAAATGAATCAACTAAAATCAATCGCTAAATTAATTGTCGATTGCACCGAAAAATGCGAACCACAAATGCCTTGGATGGTCGCAGTAACCGAAGACGAATTTGCGCAGTGCGCAAACAGTAAAATAGCAGATTTGCTTAAGATTGCTAATTCGCTGGTTTTTTAATGTTAGAGAGTCACCCCATCGAACGAGGGATGACGCCGATCAAGAAAAAACAGCACTCAGCCAAGTGCGCAGCAAATTCTACAACATCTAATTTTTTAAACACATGGAACCTCTAAACTTCTTAATTCTATTCGCCGTGTGTATCTCATCGGCCTTCGCCGGTGGCTACACGTTGGGCAACATGAAAGCCCACAGCGAGGCTGAAAAGAGCCGTCGCTGGTGGATGAACCGCCAGATCCGCAGGGAGCGCGGGGAATGATGACCGCCGAGGAAAAGCACGACGCTGAATGCGAGTTCACCCGCAAACTCCTTTGCGGGATGATCGAGCAGGCCGTTGAAGACCTGCAAAGCGAGAAGGTTTTCTTGAGCCGTCAACTCAACGCTCACCAGGAGATCGACCGAGACACGGCGTTGCACTTTATCCGGTCGAGAGCGTTCCAAGGCATCTGCGATGTTTTATCCCTGCCAGCAGATAAAATCAAAACGAAAGCTTTTAAATATGAATCTCGCGATTGATCCAGGCACAACGCACAGCGCGTTTGTGCAGTTCCACAACGGCAAGATAGTTGACCACGGTCACCTGCCGAACGAGGAGATGCGCCAAGTGCTCATCGGCAGGGAGTATACAAGGTGCGCCTGCGAGATGATCGCCAGCTACGGAATGGCGGTAGGCTCCAGCACATTTGAAACGTGCGTTTGGATCGGACGCTTTATCGAGGTGTCTAGAGTAGACGTGGAACTAATTTTTAGAAAAGATATTAAACTTTTCCTATGCGGAACGATGCGAGCAAAAGACGCTAACGTGCGTCAGGCATTGCTCGATCTCATCGGGCCGCAAGGAACGAAGAAAACCCCAGGGCCGACTTACGGAATTAAGTCGCATTCATGGGCGGCACTCGCTGTGGCCGTATTCGCAGCACAAAACAACAACAAAGGAAAATAGAAAATGAAAATAACAAAAGGAAAGCAAACACGCGCCCAGCGCGTAGTCATCTACGGCGTGGAGTCCGTAGGCAAATCAACATTCGCGGCCAAGTTCCCAAGGCCGCTGTTCTTGGACATCGAGCAAGGAACATCGCACTTGGACGTTGACCGCTGCGAGATCAACACTTGGAAGCATCTCACTGACGCATTGGAGGTATGCAAGGCGACCGACTACAAAACCATCGTCATCGACTCGGCCGACTGGGCAGAACGTCTGTGCGTCGAAGACCTGCTCGCCACCAGCAAAAAAACCAGCATCGAAGATTTCGGATTCGGTAAAGGTTGGGTTATGGTCGCAGAGCGCATGAGCCGAATGTTATCCAGCATCGATCAACTCATCGACGCCGGAAAGAACGTGGTGCTAATCGCTCACAGCAAGATCGTGCGATTTGAAGCACCGGATGCTTTGGCGGCATACGATCGCTACGAGTTGAAGTTGTCCAAGCAAAGCTCGCCGCTACTCAAGGAGTTCGCAGACGAGCTTTGGTTCCTCCGTTTCAAGACCAAGGTCTCCACAAGCGAGACAGGCAAAGGCAAGGGCATAGGCGGCAAGGAGCGAATCCTGTTGACTACGCACAGCGCGGCCTACGACGCAAAGACGCGATCCGGCCTTGCGGAAGAACTCCCGCTAGAATGGGCATCGGTCGCCCACTTGTTTGAGACAACGGCGCAAGCCGTAGTCGCACCAACTGCAACACCCCCGGAGAGTTGGGCAGGACGGCTCGCAGAGCATGAAGGCGCTGTGAATCAGTTCCTAATCGGTCGCGGCGTCCTAACGAGCGAACAGACTTGGCGCGACTGCGCACCGGAGTATCTGGAGCGCGTGGCAGTCCGCGTCGATCAATTCATCAACACGGCAATCGAGTGGAGAAAGGCGAATCAATGAGCAAAGAAATATCACCATCCTCCCTACCGAAACTCGCCGAGTGCGCCTTATTTGAAGGCGCAAGCGGCACGAGCACGGCAGCGGAGCGCGGCACGGCGGTCGATCTTGCGATCCGAAACCTAATAGCAGGGGGCGAGCTTGAACCTATGGCAGATGTCGTAGGCTTTGATTTCAGTCCCATCGCCTACGGAGTCGAGGAGCTAAAGCGACTTGCAAAAGGATCGTTCGTGGAGACCCGCGAAGAATACCTTGCAATGGCAGTTCCTGGACTATCCAAGCTCGGCACGGCGGACGCCGTATGTAAGGAGCAAAAATGGGTCGCAGACATAAAAACGGGACAAGTGCGAAACTACCGCGAGCAACTCGCGGCCTATTCGCTGGCGTGCATGGAGGACAACTTCGACACGTCATGGACTGCTCACGTTGTCTACGTCGATCAAAAGCTCATCCGTAGCTACGATTTTAGCTACGAGGAGGCGCAACAGATTACCCAGCGCACAATCGACCGCGCAACAAGTGCGGAGGCGCAGCCGACGCCTTCGGAGTATTGCAGCTGGTGCAAGCATTACAACAACTGCAACGCCATTGTGCGACAGGCTGAAAGCGCCATCGCGCTCATTCCAGACGTAACAGGCAACAGCATCGATGCGATCCGTCAGCGCATCCTTGCAACAGCGGAGTCGATGGGAGCATTCGCGAAAGAGTGGAAGCTCGCAGAAAAGGAGATCGCCGAGCCGGTGCTTGGTCATCTCAAGACTCGTCTCGAAAACGGAGACGAAATCCCCGGATGGAAACTAACAAGCATGAGCGGAAGGAGATTTGTGGAAACAGAAGCAATCGCCAAAGCAAGCCAAAACATCACAAAAGAGACACTAATTCTCGCCCTTGGCGGGAAGATGTCAGAAAAGAGTTACATCGAACTCTGCGCCAATAACGGCGTTGAGCCAGACCAAACAGCAGTACAAAGCGGAGCGCATTCGCTCCAATTAAGACAGACCAAAATCAAATAATTTCCTCGCTTAGACCCAAGGGGTCGGCAGGGGCAAAAGGGGGCAGCGCATCCTAAAAAACGCTGACCAACAACAACAAAAATAGAAAATAAAATATGCCAACATACACAGCAAACGAACCAAAACAAGCGACCGTCTATTACGTCGAGCCGGGCACATACGAAGTCGAGATCGTGAAGGCGGTCGAGAAGACAAGCCAAGCCGGAAACCCGACCATCAAACTCGACGTTGCCGTCATCCTTGAAGGCGGCGTGGAAGGGCCGAAAATGTGGGAACATCTCACGTTTACGCCAAAGGCGGGGTGGAAAGTTGACCAAGTGCTTTCCAGCATCGGACGTGCCGTAGTCCCAGGCGAAGACGTGAACGTGGAAGCTGAAGACCTAATTGGTGAAAAAGGCGTTTGCCTTATCGGAGTCGAGGCAGGCCAGACCAACCCAGAGCATCAATTCAACTGCGTCGAGCGTTGGTTGTTTGGAGACGAGAAAGCAAAGTGGCTTGGCAACAGGCGCAAGCCAGCACCAAAGCAGGACAAGCACATCGTTGCTAAAAGCAACGGCTTCGTTGCTCAACCCGCCGACGAAACCGACGACATTCCGTTCTAAAAATGAACGGAACTCTCTCACTCCGGTTGGTGATTTGTATGAATGAATGCCCGATTGGCTTGCGTCTCGAAAGGGGCGATCCGCTACCGGTCTACCAGCATACTTACGACGACTCGCCGGAGGGGAGAGCACTCGCTGAAACCCACCTAGAAAGAATCTCAGATTATGTTCGACGGCATCAAAAGTCTCGCAAAGTTAGCAAGTAGGTCACGCGAGCAGATGGACGCGATGCAACAACTCATAGAGTTGTTGACTGAACGCAACGACTACCTAACGCGAGACAACCACGAGCTGCGCGCACAGGTCGCAAGGCTAAACCAACTACTCTCAGGACAAGATGAATAACAAATATGAATGATTATTTAAGGTTCCTAGAAAAGAAAAGGCATTCGATTGGTGAATTTGGGTTTGATGCAAATTATATTCCAGACATTGCATTTGATTTTCAAAAGCATATAATTGAGAAGGCAGTAAAAAAAGGACGTATCGCTATCTTTGCAGATACAGGACTTGGCAAGACATTGATTCAGTTATCAATCGCAAAAAATATAATAAATCATACAAATAAGAATGTATTGATTCTAACCCCGCTTGCTGTTGCGTTTCAATTTATAATCGAGGCGCAAAAGCTAGGAATTGATGATATCGAATACTCAAAGGATGGAAAATACACTAAAAGAATTGTGATATGCAATTATGAAAGATTGCACTATTTCGATTCAAATGATTTCGTCGCGGTAATTCTTGACGAAAGCAGTATCCTTAAAAACTTTGATGGAAAAATAAAAGGTCAAGTAACCTCTTTTATTAAGAAGATCCCATATCGTTTCCTATCAACAGCAACACCAAGCCCAAATGATTTCATAGAGCTAGGAACTAGTTCTGAGGCATTAGGGTATCTGGGGTATATGGATATGCTTGGCAAGTTCTTTAAGAACAATCAAAACTCAGTTGATTTAACAAATAGGAATATCGGGGAAAAATTCTACCTAAAACCTCACGCAGAAAATGACTTTTTTGCTTGGGTTAATCAATGGTCAATAATGGTCAAAATGCCTAGTGATATTGGGTTCTCAAATGATAGGTATAAGTTGCCCGAATTGATTGTTAATAGGCACGTCATAAAAAATCAGTCCATGATTGACACATCAGGTCAAGTTCAAATATTTACGCCAATAGCAAAATCATTTGCAGAGGTTAGATATGAACAAAAACAGACCGAGGAAGTCAGGTGCAAAAAGGCAGTTGAATTAGCGCAAGGAAATACATCGGTCTACTGGTGCAATACCAACAATGAAAGCTCGCTTCTAAAGTCTATGGATCGAGACGCTGTTGAGATCATAGGAAGCCAGTCAATGGATCGAAAGGAGGAAATACTTTTAGCCTTTTCTCGCGGGGAAATAAAGCGGATAATAACTAAAGCAAAGATGACTAGCTTTGGATTAAATTGGCAGCATTGCAATCATTCTGTATTCTTCCCTACCTACAGTTATGAGCAATACTATCAGGCCGTAAGACGGTTCTGGAGATTCGGTCAAACGAAAGACGTGACAATAGATGTGGTGGTATCAGATGGCCAGACAAGGGTGCTAGAGGCGCTACAGCAAAAAACAGATAAAGCTATTCAGCTTTACAAAAACCTAACAGAA